GAGCTTGCTGGGAGAGGAGAAACCAAAGGAGGGCTGTTGGTAAAACTTCCAACAGCCCTCATTGTATCAGACTAACGACACATTATCAAATACCATTCGCTGCCGGAATCAGTGCCGATGGCGACATACCTCGGCTGGCCCGAAGAAGCGCCAACATAACGACCCCACAGGAAGCCGTCAGCATAAGTGCCCCAACCATCCAACACGACCTTCTCGCCGCGACTGTAACTGGCTACAACCTGACCCTTCAGCGACGGTTCGGTACGCACGTTCAACGCGTCCACCGCAACCTCATACGTGGTGGCGACCACGGTCGGAGCAGGGGAAACCACCGGCACGGGAGCCGGATTCGCCGGAGTGTTCGCGCCCACGCCAGCATACTTGTCCCAAGCGGCCTTATCGCCAGCGAAATAGTTCAAATCAAGCGAACCGGCATAACCGCCGATATGGCCGTTGGACGTGTACTGTCGCATCGGATACGCCACATAAGACCAAATCGACTTGGCATCCTGCCAGCCGACAGCATCCATGGAAGCATAGCACGCCTCCCAAATACCACAATCATGCTTGGCGGCAATATCCTTGATGAACGGGATTTCGGAACGCTGCGCATACACGAGCGGCTTCACGCCAGTCAGTCGAATATACTGGTAGAGGAATTCGTCAAGATAGGCTCGATTGCCCCAAGCGGCATTATCGTCCGCCTCCCAGTCGACGCACGGCACGAACTTCTTCAGATAGCCTTCGGTGCTCTTGGCGAAGAAATACGCCTCCTCCGAAGCGCCCACGCCACGAATGTAATGCATGTAGCCGACCGCAAGGCCACGCTTGGCAGCGGCCTGAATCTTCGCATCCGCACCAGTCCACACGGATTCGACCAGACCATTGTCCGTCGTCAGTTCGCCAGCACCCCAAGTGCACTGGACTACCACGCCATCGGCGTCAATCTTGGAAACGTCAACGTCAGCCTTCCAATTGCTGATATCCACAATCCTCATTATTCGGAAACCTCCGTATCCGCGATATGCTTGCCAGTCACCTTCGCCTTATCGGACATCACGAAGGATGCCGGACTGATTGAATCGGTCTTGCCGCTCGACGCCACGCACGTCAGCACGCTGGCGATGGCCGCGACCAAGGCGATGCCGCAGACGTTCAGCCAATCCACTTGGAACAGGCCGACGCCGCCGACCACGCCAGCCGACAATGCCGCCTGACATGCGGTGCGGATTGCACGCTCCAACGTGTCAATCCAAAAATCCTTAGTGAACAATATTCTGCTCCTTACTGTTGTCGTTTTCCAACGGTTCTATTGTACTCCTCAGCTCGTCGGGAAGTCTTGGCTTCGGATACTGTTTCAGAAACTCCGGGTCGAGAACGTTGCAGAGTTCGCCAATCCAATGTCCGATTGCCCGAATGTAGGAGGTTTTCAAATCGTCCTGATAGCGGAGTGCGTCGCGCTCTTGAATGAATTCGGCAAGCTTCTCGTCCTGTCGGTCGATTTCCCGCTGCATGTTCAATTGGGCTTCCGAGAGTCGCCGGTAGGCTTCGCTCAGGTCGCCGCATCTGTTTTGCGCCCAAGTGACCGCCGCGACCACGATGGCGCATAGTCCGGTCACTAGGGCGACGATGATGTCAGTGCTCATATGGCACTATTCTAGCCGATGGTTGAGAAAACCGGGATGGACTATGCCAGCTGATATGAGAAACTGCCGGAAACCCAATCGTTTTTACGGAATTGGTGAGATGCTGTTAGTCGTATATTAATTGTATCATTGATGATTTGCAACAGCACACCACCAATTGAGGTCGGGAAGTGAGTGTCTATGTTCTGCGCTTTCAGATAGTCAGGAAGCATTATGACTTTACTGTTATCCCAAGGCTTGCCGTTAAGCCAATCGCCAGCACGATTCATCCAGAATAACCCGTTCGCAATGCCATCGTGGACGGTGCCGCGAATTTGTACGATGTTCCAGCCATTAGTGTTCTTATCGGTAAGGTTGTTCTCCGTAAAGAGTCCTTCGAACAGCCACTTATCGCCTTTTCTGACGTAATCGTTGCCGTCACCCACATTATGCAGCATCGTGCCTTCTGGCACGCCGGTCAGAGCGTCACGCTGGGCGGAGTTCTGCACTCGCAGCATGTCGCCCTTCATCGCGGCACCGATATACGACTGCGTGATGACCACACCGGAAGCAGCAGTATTCGACACGCCAGCCGGAAGCAGCACCTGCGCCAAAGCCAAAGCGCCATCCGGGACACTGGGTGCCACAGGCGTCGCAGCAGCCACGCCTTTTGCCACAAAGAACGTCGGAACGTCAGAACTGTCCGACATCGGCGAGCGCGTCTCGTTCTGCTTCACATACACGACGTCGATACGTGAATTAGCGGACGGAGCCGCATCCAACGGCACCTTCACGCTTCCATCGTTCTGGATAAGCAGTGCACCATAACGGTTCAATACCGCGTTGAACGGATGCACCGTCACACTCATAGAATCGCCGCGACCCGTCACGAGGTTATCTTGCGAACGGTCGAGAATACCGGCAATCGGCAGCATCGTGGTCTTATCGCAGACGAACAGGCCGCTCATGTCGCGTCGCGCATCCAGAAACGACGCCTTGCCGGACACTGCGAACAGACTATTCCTCAATGCCATTATCAATCTTTCCTTCCAACGCTTTCAAACGTTCCTCAAGCCTGTCGATACGGTCATGGGCGAGATGGGCTTCATGTATGGCCCACACGCCCAGCATCGGATAGTTGATGCCAACAGGCTCGTAATCATCATTATACTCAACGAACTGCCCCAAACCGTTGTCATCCAACTCTTCAGCAATCATGCCGACATGGATTGTCGCACTGTCACCGTTCCGGTTCACGTCGTCGATGAAACGGTAGAGCGTCCAATCCACGGAACGCATCTGCTCCAACGTGATGTCCGGCTTGATGAAATCCTGCTTCACCTTGCGGCTGGACTGCGACGTGCCCATCGTGCCGTCAGACAACGCCCACACCGCACGCCATGGGCCGACCGTGAACAGATTATTGTAGGCGTTCGTCGTATGCGTGCCACCACGGTCAGGAGACAACACGCCCCAATTCCACGTATTGCATTTCTGGTCGATGGTCGCACGGTCATATGAGTTCCTGTTGATGGACGCGGCCACCGTCTGGTCGATGTTCGCGCTGATGTCCAACACCTTCTGAATCGCCTGAGTCAACTGCGAGCCGGAAGGCTTCTCCAATTCGCGTAGACGCCGACCATACTCGTTCAGCGTGGATACGAGCTTGTTGGTTGCCTGAGCCGGATTCTTCACGTCGATAGCATCCGTATCATCGGCAGCCAATGGGGTATCGTCCGCCGATTCGCCTTGATGTACTACGATTTCCATTATTCAACCGTCACTTTCACACCGTCGAACACGTCACCCAACGTGAACGTAATCCAATTCGAGCTTTCATCGGCTTTGATGCCGATAATGCGCCGCGTATGCGCGCCATCCACATAATACCAGTCGCCCTTCGTCGTGAACCTGATATAGTCGCCGACCGTATAGTTGGCGAGCGTCTGATTCACAGAATGCAGGTATCCGCGATGCACTTTCGCTTCCGTGGACGATACGGGCTGCCAGTAGACGGCGGCAGCCTCGTTCGCATACGCTTGAAGCGTGTTCCGCAGTTTCACAGTCGAATGACTGGAATCCACGCTCTCCCAAATTGGAGCGCCCGCCTTTTCCAAGATGTCCGTGTAGGCCGACACGACGAGCGTCTTATCGTCGGACTTGCCTGACGTGAACCATTGCAGCGACGCGAGCTTGTCGCCATCATCTGTGGCGGACAGGGATGCGATGCCCGGCTGCATGGCGGACGCGCTAAAATAGTGGGTTTCGCCACCAAGCAGCGGATGGCCGGTCTTCATATGCCACTCATAACCCAAGCCGTCAGCCGTGCGCGTCGGGAAGAATCCGATGTCGCAACCGTTCTGACGGTTCGTGATGTTCGTCAAAACTTCGCCGACGTAATTCAAATCGACAGCCTGATAGTTCGCTTCGGACTTGCCGACCTCCGCAGCCTCCAACACGACAGGCACGCTACTGTGCGGCCAGCTCATCGCCTGTTCGACGAGATTGCGTGCGACCGTGTTCCATGTGACGTTCCTGTATGACGTGTCATATTGGTGGTCTGGCGAACCGTCCGACTTGATGAGGCTTTTACCCATCGCCTTCGCCGGAAGAACCGTCCTATGGTCGAAATACGTCCACATTCCTGAAGCAACCAAGGTGAGGATGCCCGAATCGGCGTCATAATCCCGGCGCATGAGCACTCCGCCGACCGTCAGCCCATCATCCTCGGCGACCATGACGGTCTTGCCGATGGCCGCCGTGTTCCTCAAATCCAACAGTCGCGCATCGTTCGCAATATATTGGATGCGCGTATCGCCAGACGAAGCGTAGATGGGCACTTTGACGGTGAGCGAATCAGTATCGTTCAGTCTCATCTCCCATTCGGCGGAAGTGTGCGGCAATGGGATGATACGGCGTCCGGTCAGCAGGTCTGCGAGATAGATTTTCACCGCCAAGCCTCCTTCCATTCGACCGTCATCGACGGTGTGCCCGACTGCACGCCCAACGGAGTGAACTGTATCGTCACATCACCGGAAGGACGGAACCAGTTCTCTTCAGTGAGGAACATGCTCAAATCCGACTGGTTCTGGAACAGCACGCGCTCATCGTCGAAGTCGAACACCATCGTCTCGTCCGGGTTGATTCGACGGTGGAATTCGACCGCTTCGCCGGTTTCGATGCAGTGGATGCGCACGCCTTCCGACAATCCGCCTCTGATTTTCACGACAAGATGCGTCGGAGCGAAACCGCTTCCGGTGATGGCGACACGTCCCGGATTACCAACCTCACCTTCCGACAATGGGTCGAGCAGCGGGTCGAGGATGCCTTCGCCGTCTGTCGGCACGCCTACCGTCTGCGAGCGCAATGGCCCATACAGGTAGGGTGATGGCGCAAGCAATCCAATCTGGAATCCGGCCTTGCCACGATACCTGTATTCGTCCACGGTCATCGACCTGAGTTCCGCATCACATGATAACGCCATTCCAGCGCCCTTCTGTACGGTGATTGGAACCAGACGTCCGGCCATTCCGCGGAGACGGCGCATCATCTCGTCCGTATCCTCAACCGTACTGGTCGCATAGTATCCGTTGATAGTGATGGTGCGCCCATCATAATACGTCGTGCCGGGAATGGCGTTGCCGTCAGCCCTAGCCCAAGAATCCTGTTCGGTCTTGGCTGACGGCAAATCGTCGAAACCGCTCATGGACACCAGTGTGAACTCGTGTCCGGCGTCGCCGTAAAGCGTGATGTCACCCACGGTGACGGTTATCGTGCTCAAGGTCTGACACTTCCAATCATCTCATTGTTCAAAGCGTATCCGAATCGGCGGGCCACGAGTTCCACGTCGCTCAACGGGCTTGCAACCACATTGTCGATGTGGACGCCGCCAGCATACCGCTGGCTGTCGGCCGACACCATTCCAGTATAGTCTTTAAGCCGCGGAGCCGACACCATGCCAAGACCGTCCGCGTCAATCTGGTCGAAATCCAACGAACTCAGCACATCATCGACCTGACCGCGCACGAACGGGCCTTGGGCGCCGATGGCCTTTCCGAAATCACGCATAAGATGCTCGCCCGACACGGACGTGTAGCCGGAGCCGGAGAACGGGCCGACCTTAGCGGGGGAGAACGGGAAGAAGTCTCGCACCTTCTGCAACGCGCCCTTCACCGCGCTTTTCACGCTTTCGACCGCGTTGAGAATACCCTGCTTAAAACCGTTCATCAACGCCGCGCCGGAATCGAGCAGCCACGAGCCAGCACCCGCGAACAGGCCCATGATTTGGCCCGGAATGCCACGGATGAAGCCGAGAATCCTACCACCCAATCCGGCGAACGGTTGGGCGATGTTCCCGATAATCGCAGGAACCGCGTACACAACGGCCATGAAAATGCGTGGGAAGTTCGCGGCGATGCTAGTCACTACGCTGACGAAGGCGCCCAGCAATGTGGGCAGACTGTTGACGATGCCGGTAACCAATCCGCCGATGATTGCCGGCAGCTGGTTGATGATGGCGACGGCGATGCCCGGCAATGCTGCGGCCAATGATGTTATCACGCTGGTGAGAGCGGACATCAACGCCGGAATCAGCGTCGGCAGCGCGGTGGCGATGCTCTGTCCGATGGACGGGAGCGCGGCCACAACGGTGGCGCCCAACGTCTGAAGGCCGGAAGCCAAGGACGCGCCGAACCCGCTGACGAATCCGGCGATGACCGCGCTATTGTCGCTTATGGCGCTGAATGCGGCCTGAACGCCGGTAATCAACGCCTGTCCAAGCGAGGTCATAAGCGACGGAATCTGTCCGGCGAGCGTGGCGAACAGCGTGCCGAACGCTTCCAGCATCGGCTGCCCGTACGTGGCGACGAAGCCGGGCAGCTTGGCGAACATGTCTGAGAACGCCTGCGTGATTTGCGGCAGTATCGTCATCAACGCGGGTGCGAGCGTCTGCCCAACGCTCATGAGCGCGTTGGCGATGCCCGGCAGCGCCGCGGTGACGCTCGACACCATCTGCGGGAGGGCGGCGGCGAACGCGCTCGCCATGGCGGGCAGTTTCGTCTGGATGCCGGTAAGCGTGTTGTCGAGGCTTTTCTGCCATTCGTCGAACTTGCCTGCCATCTGGCTGGGGTCGATTTTGAACAGTGTCTGGAATCCTGCCGTCAAACCGGTGAATATTGCGCCGGTCACTCCCAACTGGGATGCGATGCCGCCAATCTTGCCGATTGCCGCGCCGACTCCTCTCACAGCCACGCCGAAGCCTTTCAGCGCGCCGGAAGACACTTTCAGCGCGGCGGAGCCTATGGTAGCGAAGGCTGCCTTTCCGGCGGACGCCAACGGGCTGAACCGTCCGGCAGGACGCGACACGGCGCCGCCGACCGTAGCGGACAATCCGGCGCCTACCGTCTTCGCGGCGGACGTCAACGGCGCGAACGGATTCTGCCCTTTGAACGAGCCGAAAACCTTTTCAGCAAGACCGTTGAACGGCGCCGACAACGCGGACACCGCTTCGGAACCAAACGACTTGAGCGCGCCCTTGACGGAAGACAACCCGTTGCCCACCACAGACCCGAGCTTGGACATGGTGTCACCGACGCCGGTCGCGTCCAGCATTTCGCCGAACGCCGCCTTAAACTCGGACGCCTTGCCTTTCACGTTCTCGACCATGGAGAGCACACCGGATTCAATGTCGGCGCGCATGGCTTCCATCCTCGTTTTGACGGATGCGGCGGCGCTTGAGAAGGCTTCGGCGAAAATCTCCTTGACCGGCGCCCACTGCTGCGCCGTGTTCGCGGCATAGTTGGACAATCCTGCCTTCAGGTTGCCGAACGTCTGCATGATGCTGTCGGACGCGGACACCGCCGAACCAACCAAGGGAAGGAACATGTCAGGAATGTTCAGGCCGGTCAGCTCCTTGAATTCGCGTCCAACCTGCACGAGCTTGTCACGGTAGATGTCCGCGCTTTGTCCTGCCATGTCCAATGAACGGTAGATGTCGGAATCCACGACGATGGTGTCGGCGGCGGCGCGAATGTCATGGAACGCTTGGATGAGGGATGGAGCCTTCTTCCGCGCGGCAGTATCCACTTCGGTGTTGAGGTTTTCGAACGCTTTGAGGAACGCTTCGGGAAGCGCTTCAGCGTCGGAACCCATCGCGTTCAATCCGGTTTGGAGCAGCTTCACATTGTCGGACGCCTGCCCAACGCCGTTGCGCAGGTTGGTCGCGGCCTGTTGGATGATTTCGAAGCCTTCAGCGCCTTTCTCGCCGAAGCTGAACGCGTAGGACTGCAAGTCTTCGAACGCGACGTTGAACTTGCCGAGCGCGTTCTGCGCTTTCGTCGATTCCGATAGCGTTTTCGCCATAGCGTCGGCCATGGACGCGAGCTTGTCGATGACTGCGGATGATGCAGACACGGCCGCTCCGAACACGCCGGTGAATCTGGAGCCAAGCTTGACGAGCGTGCCTTTCACGTTGACCAGCGCACGTCCAATGAACGGGATGCGTGATGCGAACCGGTCGTTCGTGGCGACCATGAGGGAGAACACGGTGGTGCCGATGACGCCTACGGCGTTCAACGCGTCGCCCAAGGCGGCGAGCATGTTGGTGTTCTGCGAGTTCAGGCTGATAAGGTTCGTCAACGGGGCGAGGAACTGTTCGACCTGCTGCGCGTTGAACGCCTTGTTGACGGCTGGCGCAAGCTGGCTGACGAACGTCACGGCCAACGCGGAAGCCTCGTTCGACAATGGCACGAATCCTGCGAGCATTTCACCGAACGTGTCCACCATGCCGGAACCGGAAATGGCGGTCAACGCCTTACCGAGATTAGCGGACAATGCGGTTGCAGCTTCCGCCGACCTTGCGCCGACCGTATTCTTGATGCTGTTCCATGCGCGGTCTGCCGTTACGGGCATGGCGTAGAACTGCTTTTCGATGGCGTCGGCGTTCTCAAGCACCGTATCGTAGAGGGCTTGGCCGCTGATTGAGCCTTCCTTGCCCAACTGTTTCAGGTCGCCTACGGAAGCATTGAGATGCTTGGCGAGCATTCGTGCGATTTGCGGCGAATTCTCCATGATGGAATTCAACTCATCGCCGTTGACGATGCCTTTGCCCAATGCTTGGGTAATCTGGCGCATGGCGCTGGACGCTTCCTGAGTGGATGCGCCCGTGCTGACCATGTTCATGTCGAGCAGTTCGGTGAATCTCGCCGCGTCACCGTAATTGGTCACGACTTCCGGCGCGAGCGTGCGGAGACGTGCCGCCGACTGGATGAAATCGTCAGTGGTGACGCCGACCTTGTTCGCGTATTTCAGTGACGTTTCGAGCGAGTCTTGATAGTCCCCGGTGGCGCCTACCGCGTTTTTCAGCATGGCGGTGGTCTGACCCCACTGGTTGCCCATTTCGATGATGTTGGACGTGACGGTTTTGACGGCTTTGCCGACCGATGTGACCGCGGCGATGGCGGCGGCGGCGTTCAGATACTTGCCGAGGTCAAGATTCGCGAATTCGCTGCCGAAAGCGTTGGCGGAACGCCGTCCGCCTGCACTGAAGGAGGCGAACACGCCGGTGAGCGCGCCTTTCACGCCGCCTTGCAGGTTGAGGCTCTTATTGAACGAGCCGGAGAACAGTCTGGACATGCCCAAGCCGTGCGAAGAGAAGAGTCGGCTTGTGCCGGATGCCAGTTTGGGTTGGATGGCGGGGGTGAGCACCGCGCCCTTGCTTGCCTTGACAAGTGCGGAATGCAAGCCTTCCAACGATGGGAGTACTTGTATCCATGCGGTCGCGATGCTGCCCTTTGCCATCTGCTATTCCTTTCGGTGAAGACCCAACGCCTTGTCGATGTCTTCAGTGTTCATTGAATCGAGTTCGTAATCATCCTCCTTCTTGGTGTTCTTCCTGTTTTCCGGCAATACGCTCTTCGGCTTCCGTCCCCTGCCGGAGTATGGGGCGAGCGTTGACTGTTGGATGATATCGAGCAGTCGCGCGGTCGCTCCGAACGTGCCTATGAGCTTTGCCCTCTCTATGAGGGTGTATTGCCGCGGGCTGCCGTATTGACTTGCGAAATCAGCCAAGATTTGGCTGTCCCACTGGTCGGGGTTTATCGCATATGTCAGTCTTTCGACTGGGAATCCAAAAGCGTCGGCAATTTTCCCGAGAGGTATTCCCATGCGTCGAGCACGTCATCATCGAACGCGGCCATGACCGCCTCGTACTTGTCTTCCTTCAGGACGCCGCGCATGAGCTTGTCCACAAGCCAGATGGCCTCCATGCCGCCTTCCACGCCTTCGGAGTGGATGGCCTGCTGGAATTTGCGGTTGCGGAGCAGTTTCGCGTAGGCGTCCGCCCAATCGTCGTTGAAGTCTTCGACGGTGATGGTGGGCTTGCGTTTTGCCATTGGTTTTCCTTTCGTATCGGACTGTGTTCCTTTATAAGGATACCCCACATGCCGGTCAATGGGTGCTGGCATGTGGGGTATGTTATGTGGTCGTTTACTTGCTGACCAGCGACAACGAGTCGAAGCACTTTCTGGAACCGGTTCCGACTGCCGTTGCCACAACCCGACACTTCGTTGGAACATCGCCGCTATTGAACGACCCACTGAACGGTGACCACGCATCCGTTCCTCCACGCAGGTCGATTTCAAATAGTGTTTGCTGTTGTGGTTCGACGGATTCAACGGCAATTGTCGCAGCTCCGACGGTAGTGTCGGCATTTCTGGCATACCCGCTAAACGCCAAATACTGGTTAGCCGGTACGGTGAACACGTCGGAAACGCATTTCATATCCCTTTCGAGCAACATTAGATATGGCGTGCTTTCAGCGTAATCCCTGTTGATGATGCTGCTCGTAGGTGTTCATTTCACCTGTCCTTCGTCGAAGTCGCCGTTGGGAACCAGATTGTCGGTAAACTCTCCGAAATCGTGCGAGGCGGGCATGTTCAGCGTGCTTGCATACCTGACAGCAGACCAAGTATTATCGCCGCCACTCGTGGTGGAGACCGTGGATTTTAGAATCTTGATGTCGAACTTGGTTCCCTTCGGAAGGGTCAGTTTTCCAGTCAAGACATCATTCTCGCCCTTGACCATCTTCACGCCGGTATCACGTGACCACGGTGAGGCCTGACCCCAGTCTCCGACCACCCACATCGCGCCGCCAGCCACCGTACCGTCGGATACGGTGACTGTCAGCGTCGGATTCGGAGAGCTTACGCTTTTGGGATGGTGATGTACTGGGTCTGTGCGGGCTGAGTGGCGGTCGGATAGGCGTGGATAGTGAACTCGAAGTTCACGAGAGCCGTATGCACGTGGCTGATGTCGCCGGTGATGAGGAACGTGGCGTCGGCCATCACGTTACGACGCTTGCGGCCACCCTTCAGCATTTCGTCGATGACGATGACATGATGTTCAATGTCACCGGCCTGTTCCTTGACGGTGATGGTGCCATTCTTGCTATCGGACGCCTGTACGACGGTCACGTTGGCGGAGCCGTAAGCGACCTTAAGCAGGTCTTCGTTCAGGGCTTCGATGCAAGTGCCCGTCCACGTCTTGGAGAACGTCGGGTCGGCCTGTGCGACGGTATCGCCGCCAGCGGCCACAATATCATCACCTACGGAGAGTGATGCCGGTTCGGTCAGACCGTCTTCGGACAGGTAGCCGAGGCCGACGAACGCCGCGTCCAGTTCGGTTGTGGCGTCGGTGGGGATGTCGGTGCCCAGCGGGGCGACCCAAATATAGCCGGACTTGTTGGCACTGGCACCCGGCTTCGAGAATGTCACGTTTGCGGAAGACTGCTTCGCGCCCATCTCAATTCCTTTCGTTGTTAGCGTTCAATCAGTGGATGGGCGGCGTTGCCGCCGCCCATGTGTGTGGATGATGTCACTCGGTGGCGTGGGTGATGGCATAGAACTTGTCGGTTCCGCCGATGAAGCCCCAGCCGATTGCGACTTCGGTGCGGAGCATCACCTTGTTGACCGCACCCAAATCGCCTTCGGTGGAATTATCCGGGTTGCCGGAGTCGAACACTTCGATGCCGGACAGCGGAATCGCGCCCCAGACGAAACGGTTGGCGAAGTCGCCGATGACCGCATCGAGCACCTTCTTGGTCAGCTGGCCGGAGCCGGTGGCCGCGGCGGTGTCGGACACGGTGTTGGAGGCTGCGAGGGTGACGCCGCCAAGGTTGACCATGTTGCCGATGAGCGGAACGTCGGCCGCATACTGGGTCGGCGTGCCGATGGTGGTGAGGCCGTCGCCGATTGCGGCCAGGTATGCGGAGGTGGTGACGCCCTGCGCGGACGCGTCGCCCTGTGCGGCGACCTGACGCACCGCCTGTTTGAACGCGGTGGCTGCTTCCGCTCCGGTGCCCGGCGTGTAGCTGATGTCTCCGGCCTTGTCGAGCACGTAGCCGTTGGTGCGTGCGACGGTGGACGCGGCCTTGGTGGCCGGGTTGACGCCGAAGATGGGGGCGAAGTCGAGGGCGCGGCTGATTGCGCGGTTCACGTAAGTGCGGTACTGGTCGAGGATTCCGGCCTGATACGGCTGTGCGAGGATGCTCTGAAGCATGGTCTGCGGAGAACCGGCTCGGAAGGTGGCGTCGGTCGGATTGTAGGCGCCGTCAACGCCGAACAATTGGAGGAACTTCTTCGGGAAACGATAGGAGATGTAGAAGGTGATGGGGTTGATGGTCACGACACCATTGGTGGCGTCGTTGGAACTCTTCTTCTTTTCGGCTTCGGCTGCGCCGGTGGCGCCTTCGCCGAAGATGCCCATTTCGCCGGAGAAGTCGATGGTCTGCATCTGAGTGCCGATAAGGTCGATTGGAGTGCTGTTGGAAATCTTGGCGATGGCTCCGGCAGCAGGCTGGTCGGAAATCAGCTTGCGGTCAACGAAACCCGGCTTCAGTTCGATTGTCGCTAAGGACATGACTGCCTTTCGTGGTTGAGTGGAATGATGTCGGCCTTCTGCATTGCGGCCCCGACTCGGCCTCTACCACGATTGTTTCCGGCTGTGTGCGCCTCAACCCCACGGTCGCCCAGTGGGTATGCCCTGCATTGTTTAACGACTGTGCCGGGCGGTTCAAGTCAGTACATTTTTAAGGGAGACGGTCGGATTTTGGCAGGAGAACGAAGCTTTCGATTGTCTGCCGACCATCTCCAAGACATAGCATAACACCCCGATTGACTTTCGTCAAACGGGGTGCTGTGCAAACCAGAATCACAAGAGAGGAGCTGCACATTACTGCGCAACAGTTCTTATTCTACCACCTTCTCGTCGCAGTTCGCGTTCGGCGTGTCGCGGGACTCGCTATATGGTCTGACTTGGCGCGGTTGCACTGCATGTGCGCCGGAACGAGATTGTCCATCCTGTCGCTTCCGCCAGCGGCACGCGGTATCACATGGTCCGCGGTGAACGATAATGGGTGCGCGGTGTTGCGGCCCCAGTAGAAGGGCGCGCCGCAATAATAGCAGGGCGCTCCCGTCCTTTTGGTGCGTTCGCGTAGGATGGCGCGGTTCCGGTGGTAGAGTCCCGTATCCTTGCCCATCAGGCAATCACCTCCCTGACCTTGCGTTCCTTCGGACGGTTGACGCCGCGATACCATGCGGCGATGCTGACGCCCTTCAAGCCCGCCGTGGTTTCGGTCTTGCGTATCGGCGCGAACTTCCACTGGTCATCCGAACCGGATTTGAGCTTCTGCGCGTTCTGTACTTCGGCGGTCAACTGCGGGTTGTTCGTATGCTTGAACCGTCCCTCGTTCAGCAGGTCGAGGAATCCCTGCTGCGAGGCAAGGAATTCGGTACCGGTCAGTTGGATGACGTTCAATCCGCGTGGGAGCATGTCCCTTATCGGATTGTTCAATCCGCCAGCGTCCAAGATGAGCGTGGTCTTGCGTGGGCGAGTCTTCAGCTCGTCCGCAACCCACTGCCATGATTCGGTGGTTGGGCGTTCGTCCACGATTTCGCCGATGATGTACGCCCACTTGTCGTAATGCTGCGAGCCTACCGTCACCTCTTCGGTGCTTGCAGCGACGGACAGGGCGAGCGTGCTAGTTGTCGGGTCGAAGGTGAGCGCGTAGACGAGCGTGTCGCGGTCATGTTGCAGGTCGGAGTATGCGCTGTCCCACAAGTCCATCGGGATTGCGGGAGGAATGCTGTCCGCCCACCACAGGCCCAAGTCTTGGATGCGGAAGTCTATGAGGCCGTCCGCGCCACCCTGTTTGGCTATCGCCACGTCGGTGAGGAACGCTTCGCGTGGAATCACGTCCGGGTAGAGCGGGTTGGTGAGCGCCCACAACTGCTCGTCCTCAATGTCCGCCGTCTCGTCATCGACACCGTAGCGCACCGCATACGCCATGTCATCGTCTTCCGCATTGTCGAGGAACACGTTGAACGTGTCTCCGATGGACGAGGGTAGGAACGGGGTTCCCGTGTAGATTATCATCGCCATGCGGCGCGTCTTCAACGTCTTGGTAATCATCGCCTCGTATTCGGAGCGTAGTTCCTGCGCCTCATCGAAGATGACCAAATCGAACGTGCCGCCCATGCCTGCGGAAGCGCTCTTGCGGGAGCGGAATCGGACGAACGCGCCGTTCTTCAACTGTAGGCGCTCGCGGCCCATGGTGGTGCTGAAATGCGTGACTTCGGCTTTCAGTTCTGGATTCGAGTCGATGGCGTCTTTCAAATCCTCCATGATTTTGTTGGCCGCAATCTGCTCGTGCGCTGTTACCAGCACGTTGAGTCCCAGTACGAACAGATAGTAGAGGATTGGGGCGGTGAGGATTTTCGTCTTGCCGTTCTGACGCGGCATGTTCAACGCGACACGCTTGTATTTCCAAGTGCCGTCCTTCTTGCGCTGGAAGGCGTTGTTCAGGAATTCGACCTGAAACGGGAGGATTGCGTTCCCGCGACCCCAGTTCACGTATTCGGCGGCCATGATTGCCACGTCGGACTGCGGTCGGACGACAGCCCTCCAGTTTGGATTCTTCACCAGCATGTCACACCACCTGATACTTCTTGAGGATGTCGGCGTCAGCGCCCTTTCCGTAGGCGTCGCCGATGGATGCGATGTCCTGCGCGGTCTGCGGGAACGTGAGTTCGTAATCCAATTTGATGCCCAACGGTTCGAACACGGCGTTCAAATCCTGTTTTATGATGTAGATGCGGCTGACGAAGCTTTCACGGTTCGACACCAACGATTGGGTGGTCGCTCCGAGCGTGTCCAGAATCTGCGCGTCCTGCGGGGGGAGTCCGGTTTCCATCTGGAAGCTCAACACCGTGTTTTGCAGGAGTGTTTTGAGCTGTCCGTTATCCCATTGGCTGAGTCGTTTGACTTCCGGCCGGACGATGGTGTCGTGGTCGTCGTTGGCGTCGAATTTCGTCCAGTTGGCTGGATTCTTGTTAGGGTCGGCTTTGATTACCACGTCAGGGGAGGTACCGACCACGACTGGTTCGGGCAGCATGAGGTGTTCTAGGTTTTGTGAGATGAGCCCTTCGATGACCATGGCACGCTGCGCCAACAGCACGGCTTGGTCGGTGACGGGCGCGTGGCTGAGGGTGAGGCATCGTAGGTTTTCGTCGATTTCCTCTGCGTTCTCGTCATAGCAGCGTCCGTCCAAGCCGACCGCGGCGACCTTCTCCAACTGTAGGTCTGCGGATGGGAGGTAGTCGGTGCTGAGCGGGTCGCCGTCCTGCATGAGGAAGTAGGAGTTGACGCCGCCGACCGCTTTGGAGAGTATGCGCGTGAAGCTGCGCTTGCCGACCGCGCTGAAGTTGGTGACGCGCACGCGCATGGCGTATGCGTTCTTGACGAGTTCAATCCATGGGAATGAGATTGTCTGTTCGTCCACGATGGTGAGTGTCATGAGCGTTTCGCTTCCTTTGCGATGAGTTTCTGAAGAGTGGTTTTCGGCGCTTTCGTGGCGGTTGTCTTGCTTTTGTGCGAATCGACTTTCACCGCTTCGTCGAAGTTTTTGGTCATGGTCATGAGCAGCTGCATGAAACCGATGTAGCTTTTCTGCGCGTTGATTGACATGCTCATGTTGTATTCGCGGTCATCGTCGTTGGTTTCGGCTCTTCGCGCGTACTCTTCCATGTCCGCATAGGCTTTGTCGATGAGTCCGTTGACCTGTTCCATGCGGCTTGAGAGGGCTTCTTCAGTCTTCCCTGCCATAAATCCTCCTTAACTGTTCGGCCATTTGGCGGCGTTGTTCTCGATACCATCGTACCATTTCGGTTTTCACGATGGCGCGGCGCGTCGGGCTTTCGACGTATTGTGGGTCGGTGTTGTTGATGGTTGGCGTCATGTGGTGCTGTTCCTTACGTAGATTTTGCAGTCGCATCCGGCGTGTCTTGCCCAGACGCCGTAATGGTTGGCGTCGTATGGGTGCCATATTCCGCACCGTTCGAGACACCATTGGCATGTTTCGCCCACTGATTCGCGTACGACTTCCGTTGTCGAGTCGAGGGCGAATAGGTTGGCGGTCGCCTCCTGCATCGGCTGGACGGCCAGTTCTCGCTTGTATTTCGCAAGGAAGTCCCTGACTGTTTTCTCGGAACGCTGCTGGCTTATGAGCCATCCTATCTTTTTGCCGAAACTGTCGGAGTCGAGCCGTTCCAAGCTTAGTCCAGCGGATTTTTCAGCGACCTGCTTCCAGATGTCCCCTAAGACCTTACCGGCCATGTGCCTGTCGCCGCTGCTGGCGGCGGCTTGGGCTTGGCGCACCTGTTCGCCTGTGATGATGTCCTTGGCCGCCGGTGAGAGTATTTCCATGAGGTCTTCGACCGACTCCTGCGTGCTTTTCAACTCAGGTACTCCAACTGGTAGTCGTATACGGTGGATGCGCGTCCGTCTTTGGTTGGCTGGGCGTCGGCGGTGTTGAGCAGCGGGGCGCCCATGATGTCCCATAGACTCTGATTGTACCAGTCGGTCAGCGCGTCGCCGATTTCGGCGCTGAGCGTGTTGTCGGTTCCGCCTGAGAGTTCGCGTGTCACCACGGTGATGGCGATGTCCAAGTGTCGGATGTATGGGGTGATGTCGGACGCGTTCTGTCGTGTGACGATGATGAGCGGATACTGGCCGGTGTTCTTCACGGTCGGATACTTGTCGTATACGCGCATGTTGAGCCGTTGGGACAGTCCGTCGATGATGTCGTTGACGATTTCATTGTCTTTGCTCACAGTCCGAATCCTTTCAGCGTGTCGCCGGAATGCGGCGTCTTATAGTATTTGATTTCCGTTCCGGCTCGGCGTGTGCCTTTGAAACTACTAAGCGTGCGGTATGTGGTCATGGATGGCGATTTGCCTCTGTATGAGTCCATTCGCAGCTGCGGCATGATTCGTGATGCGACGCGGCGTGACTCCTGTTGGAATCCCGCCGACTGCATCACGATGTTGGTCGCCGCGTTCGGTGCGGCGACCATGATTTTAGCGCCTTTGAGTCTTGCCATCAGTATTGCACCTGCTTCGCGTTGAAGCTCCATTTGAACGGGTTGAACATCACCCTGTTTTCGGGGTCTATCGGCGGTTTGATGGAGGTGACGTGGTAGGTGTTCCCATAGTATTCGAGTTCGCCGCCGTCGATTTCGGGCGGCGTGTCCGGCGTGGTGACGTGGATGGTGAGCGAGTCAACTTCGGTCATGTTATCGAATGTGCCGGTGTCTTCGCTTGTGGTGTTCGTGGTCACGATGCCTTTGACCGTGTGTTGGCTGTCGCCGGTGGTGACGGTGATTTCGTGTGTTTTGAGTCCGTAGTGCATCATAGTTGGAACCTTGCTATGGTGGCGCGTCCGACACCCAACTGCTTGAGTTGGTTGCTGGTGAAGAACACGTCGTCCGTGTTGCCTCGCCATTCGCCGGTGAAACTGTAGCCACCCGCCGTTTGAGTGAACGTTTTGAACGCGCTCAGGTCGGTGTCGCTTTCGGACATGGATTCCTTGCGGCTCACGTCCTGTGCGACGCTGACGCCGATGATGTCGGCGACCATTTGTCGGGTGAGCGGGTCTTCCGTGACCTGCTTGTCCAAGTCGTCGCCTTGGTTGCGGTACATCATGCGGAGCACGTTCGATGCGGCTCCGCGCTTGCGTTCCTCATAGTCCACGAGGTCGATGGGCACTTTGTGGCGTAGGTATACCTCGGTGTCTTCGACGGTGGCGAGCGGCTTCAGTTCGTCGGTCAATCCTTTTCCTTCCAGTCGTACATCGCGAGTCCCAGCTGTAGGATGCGCTCGGCAAAACGTTTTACCAGCTTGTCCTTCTCGTTTTCGTCCAACTCCGTTGGCGAGTTCACCACCACGTCATCGTCGATGATTGAGAGGGTCGCCGGAACGTTTTCGTCGCGCATCACCATACTGACGATTCGGATGTCACGCATGCGCGGCTCCCATCCAGTCGGGGGTCTTGGTGGCCGGTTCGACGGTCACTGGCGTGACGCGCGTGCGGCTGTTGATGCTTGCCGCGAGCTGCTTCTCAAATGTGTCGAGCTTGTCTTCCTCGGCTGGCAGCAGGTCGGCGCTCAGCCCGTACTGTTCTGCGATGGCGTTGCGTTTCGCCTGCAACAAGCCGAGGCTGATGCCCTTCTCGCGGGCCTCCTTGACTCGCGTCTCGGTTTCCTCGGCTAGTTTTCGGGCGTCTTCGGCTGCTTTCTGGGCTGCTTCGAGCTTTTCGCGTTCCTTGGCGAGCTTTCGGCTGATGATGGCGTCGAGCTGGGCTTGGGTGATTGTCGGCTCCTGCTGTGTCGCGGCCGCTGCGCTTCCAGACGAGCCTTCAGAGCCTCCCATTCCGGTACCGGTCGCATTCGGTTCCACTCCTTCCACTAGGCGGATTCGCTGATTCAAGTGTCGTTTGAAGTTCATACCAGTCTTTCCAATCTTAACCGCATCGTGAGTTCCACGATGTCCGTAGCAGCATTATACGCCCTGCGCAGGTCCATTCGCGCTTTCAGCGTCTTCGGATTGTCGAAGTCGTCGGGCAGTGCCGCGAGATGCCGTCCGAGTTCTTCTTGGATTGAGCGGGCTTGGCTTTCAATCGTTTGGATGGGTGCAGTCAAGTGCCATGTCCTTCTTGTAGGTTGCGACTAGGCAGTCGTGTTCGAAACCGCCTTCGTCAACGGTTTGAATCGTCGTGTAATGCACCGGCGTGTTCGCATATTCGCAATACCATGCCCATGCGAACATGATGGTCAGCATGATGGCGATTGCCCCGTATGCGATTGCGGTGAACGTGTCTCGCAT